GATTCGTTATGACAGGAAAAATGCTTTGCTTACTTGGTCTATGCTAAATGCGATATTAAATGCGCCGAATTCGTTTGGAGAGGTAAAAATAGATAAGGTCAAGCAAACGAATAGAATCGACGCTTGCGACGCCATATTGGACGCCTATAAGCTTTATTTTGAGGATAAAAATAATAGCGTGTCGCAAGGCGAAGAGGCTTTAGCAGCATGGTTGAACGCCACGAACAAAAAAATTTGACTATAAAATCTATTCTTCGTGGAGGAGGACGACGATGAATTACCAAATTCAACAGGGCGACTGCCTCGAACTGATGAAGAAAATCCCCGACGGCTCAGTTGATATGATTTTAACGGACCTGCCCTATAATCTGACGGATTGCAGTTGGGATAAATCAGCGATAGACCTTGCGGCGTTTTGGGAACAAGTCAAGCGAATCTTAAAGCCGTATTGTTCGGCAGTTTTATTCTCCAGCGGCAAATTCACGCATAAGCTGATATCGTCGAACTTTGATTGGTATAAATACAAATGGATTTGGGTGAAGAACACGGCGACAATGTTTGTGCACGCCAAAAACGCGCCCATGCGCAAATTCGAGGAGATACTCGTATTCAGCGACGGAGTGATAAATCACAAGTCGGTCTCAAAGCGGCGCATGAAATACAATCCGCAAGGGCTGATTGATTGCACTATTTTAAAAGACAATTTAGGAAAAAGTTCAGAGACAGAAATTCGCGCTCACGGCAAATTTAAACCGCCTAAATGGTATGACAGCCCGACACAACTGCGGGCGGGCGGGTCTGGTAAACGGTGGAGCGGCATTTATGACGATTGCGCCAGTAATTGGCAACGTTGCGGGCGCGTTAAAAGCGGCGCGAATGCCACGAAGACACAGATACACAACCCGCACCCCGAAAACACTTACATACAGGAGCAAACGGGCTATCCGAGTGACGTATTGCATTTCGATGCGCTGTCGACAAACGGGCGATTTCACCCGACTCAAAAGCCGGTTGACCTATTGGAATATCTAATCAAAACATACACAGACGCAGGGGAGACAGTGTTAGATGCGACAATGGGCAGTGGCTCAACGGGCGTGGCGGCAGTAAATACTGGTCGGAAGTTTATCGGGTTTGAGACCGAGCAGAAATTTTTCGATATAGCAAAGCAGAGAATAGAAAAAGCGATTGCAGAAAGTGAGCAGTCGCTTTTTTGATTAGAGATGATTTTTTTACGGGGTTAAATCCGTATCAATTTTTTGTGCTCGCCCGACCAAATAATCAAGCGATACGTTGCAACTTAAAAGTTATATGTTAATATACCGCATGTAAGGACTAAGGGTTAAGGGAGAGTTTAAAATGGATAAAAGCAAACATGTTGACGAGCAAAAATGGTTCTGGGCAGGCGACGTGATAAGCAAAAAGGTAAAGCGTCCTAAACATCGTGACGGCGACAAGTGGTTTTACGTGCGTTGGGATTATAAGTCTAACTGCCGCGAATATTGGCTTATCTACACGACCACGACAGCGGAGGACGACGAGTTACTAGCGGATGACGACCGCTGGGTAAAGATAAGCCGCGAGTTTGCGATAGACTTGACTAAACGCGGCGGGCAACGGTGGAATACCGCGCTGGGTGCCGCTGATAAAAATAATTGGGATTGGCTGTGGCACATAATCTGCGACGCACAACGCGATAATGGCAGAGATTGGTTGCCAATATTCCCCTTCCACGTCGACAATGACGCGGATTACAAAATCAAAGACCGCGTGGTTGTAAAGATTTAAATAAAATTTCATAGCGAGTGAGCGATTGCTAAAGGCAGTCGCTTTTTTGATTTAAAGGTGGTGATGACGGTGTGAACTTACTGACTAGAGTAAAAAATAAAGTAGTAGCGTTGCGGCGTGCGTGGAACGAGGCAGACCCGTCGAAGATAACGATGTCGTCGATAATGGAGTTGTTCAGCGGCAAAACGTATAACGAAATATCGGATTTAGGGGAGATAACGTATTTTACCTGCCTAAAAACGCTTTCGGAGAGTGTAGGTAAAATGCCGGTGTACCTAATGGACTCAGATAAACGCCGAATCACGAATCATGATACAAGTTATCTGCTGCAGGTATCGCCAAATGGAATTCAGACACCAACGCAATTATTTACATATCTTGAATATTGTCGGAATCATTACGGAAACGCTTATGCGTATTTGTATCGTGATAGCAAAAAGGAATTGCAGAAAATAATTCCGCTTAATTGTCGGCGAGTGCAAATATGGGTAGAGGAAGGCAAGGAATTTGATTCACGTGCCTATAAATATTTTTACACTGATGATTGTACAGGCAAAAGTTATTGGTTTAAGCCAGAAGAAATTTTGCATTTTAAATCGTGGGTGACAGAGGATAACTGCTTAGCAGGGAAATCAGTGCGTGAAATACTTGCAACGTCATTTAGCGGAGTAAAAGCAAGCTCAAAATTTCTAGCCGACTTACACCAACATGGTCTGATAGCTAATGCAGTTGTGAAATTCACGGGCGATTTAAAGCGTGAAAGTCAAGATTTGTTGCTCAACGAAATTGAAAGGCAAGCACGAGATAACAATCGCCGTATGATAACGTTGCCGATGGGCTTTGACCTGCAAAAATTAGATTTGACGTTAGCGGATAGTCAATTTTACGAGCTTAAAAAATATTCGGCACTGCAGGTAGCAGCGGCATTTGGTATTCCGTCATTTTATTTGAACGACTTGGAGAAAAGCTCATATGCAAACGCGGCAATGCAAAATTTACAGTTTTACACGTCGACATTGCTATATATTTTAAGTAGCTATGAACAGGAATTAAATCGTAAGTTGTTGACGCGAAAAGAAGTATCAGCCGGTTTAAATTTTAAATTTAACGTTTCGGTACTATTGCGCGGCGACGTTCAGCAGCAAGCGGAGATAATACAAAAATTCGTAAGTTCTGGCGTATATTCTCCAAATGACGCTAGACGCTGGCTAGATATGCCTCCGGTTGAAAATGGCGATAAATATCTCGTTAATGGCAACATGGTGCCGATTGACCGAGCCGGTGCCGCTTATGAACCAATAGGAGGTGATAACAGTGCTGAAAATAATGAATCAAGCTGACGGTAGCGCAGATTTGTATATTTACGGTGCGATAATCAATGACGACGAGGCAAATTGGATAAAGTATTGGCAGGAAAGTACAGAAGGTTATCAGTTTCCGGCAGACTTAAAGCGGCAACTCGACGGCTTGAAGGGCAAGGATTTAAAAATCTATATCAATTCGGACGGCGGTTTAATTCCGGCAGGTTTGGCAATGGCGCATATGATAGAGCGTCATGACGGCAAGACAACGGCAATCGTCGACGGATATTGTTGCTCCATAGCGACGCAAATATTTTTCGCGGCTGATAAGTGCCAGATACATGAAAATTCCTATCTGATGATTCACAAACCGTGGAGCATGGCAACTGGCAATGCTAATGAAATGCGCAAGGTTGCTGAAATTCTTGATACTTTGCAAGAAGGGTTGGAAACAACGTATCGTAAAAAAGCTCTGGACACAATCACAGCTGAAAAAATTCATGAAATGACAGAGGCTGAAACATGGTTAACTGGTACAGAAGCTAAGGATATATTTGATATAGAACTGTTAGACGCAAGCCCTACCATGAATTGTGTCGGCAGTATGGACAAATTAAAAGCGATAGGAGCAAAGAAAATCCCGCCTTCGCTTAATTTTTTGCCCGAAAAGAAAATGCCGGTTGATGATGATTGGGCACAGGTAGACCTTGCCCTTGCAATAGCGAAAGGAGTTTTGTAAATATGTTAAAATCAGACGAAATTAGGAAAGAAATTACAGCGAAAGTAGCCGAGACTGAAAAATATCGTAACGAGGGCAAAATCGCAGAGGCAAAAAACGCCGCGCAAGAAATTTTAAAGCTCAAAGACGAATTAGACGTTCAGTTGACGCTGGAGCAAACAAAGGACGAAGAATTTTTCGCAAGTGCTAAGCCTGTAAATGAAAATGCGGGCGAATTGGACAATGCGACACTCCGCAATCGCGCCTTTAACAAGCTTTTGTTTAACAAATTCGGACGCTTGACGGACGCGGAAAAACGCGCGTATTTCAACGTTTCGGGCACGCCCGGACAACCCGGACAGATTGAAAGTATCGACAATAAGGGCGGGTATTTGGTGCCGGAGGAGCAATTAACGCAAATTCGCGAGTTCAGAAAAGCTTATACGTCGCTCAAAAGTTATTGTCACGTTGTACAGGCAAATTCGACAAGCGGGAAATGGCCGACGCTCGGTGAGGAAAGTGGCGTACTGGTAAATTTCTCTGAATTAACTGATATTCAAGAGTCGGATTTTGAATTCGGGCAAGCCGGCTATGAAATTGCCGATTATGGCGATATTATTCCGGTATCGAATCAGCTGATTGCAGACGCTAACGTTAATATCTTGTCGATAATTGGTCAGCGTCTTGCGAGAAAATCAGTTAATACCGAAAACGCGCTTATCCTCTCGAAATTAAATGCGTTGACTGCTACAACGATTAGCGATTTTAAAGGCTTGAATAAGGCACTGTTGCGCGACCTCGACCCAGTTTATTTCAGCAATGCCAAAATTTATACTAACCAAGACGGTTTCCTTTGGTTGTCGAATTTGGTTGATGGACAACAACGTCCGCTGTTACAGCCGGATGTCACTGCGCCAGATATTTATCGTTATAAGGGCAAACCTGTTGTTGTGGTGCCGAATAGTACATTGCCGAATACTACGGCTAGCGGTACGACGACTGCGCCGTTCTTTGTAGGTAATCTTGCTGATTATCTGCTGTTCTTTGAGCGTCAAGGCGTAGAGATTGCAGTTTCTACCGAGTATCTTTTTGCTAAATATGGAACGGCTCTGCGTTGCGTTGTTAGGTTTGGCGTTGCGCTTGATGATACGGACGCAATTAAGGCTTATAACGTGGTGATTAGTTGAGGTTAAGTCATGGCAATTACAGTTGCAGACGCAAAGCTTTATCTTCGCGTTGACGGCGAAGATGAAGACGAGCTGATACAAAAACTTCTTGATGTAGCCGACAGCTACTTAACCAATGCGATAACCGATTATTCAGCGTTGTACGAATCAAACGAAAAGTTCCAGGCTCAAGCGGATTTATTGACAATGGTATTGGTCAGCGAACAATTTAACAATCGTGACGGGCGCAACGATTCGCGCCGCGACTTTTCGGTCGTGATTCGCTCTATGATAAATCAGTTGCAGTATTTTACGGCAGGTGATTCGTCGTGAAAACGGTTGGCGGATTTATTGCAAATACAAGCGTTGATGACTTGTCAGAAAGAATCAGCGTGCGAAATTACGTTACCAAACGCAATGAGCGCGGCGATATTCTAAACTCTGTAGAATTTGAGCGTTGTAAAGTTTGGGCGAAGATTTTGCCGACAACGGCGCGAATCAGCGATATTCAACCTGAACGCACAAATAAAGTTAGCTATCGAGTAACTATTCGGTACCGTGATGACATTAAGCCCGACGATGAAATTATTTGGCGCGGACGCCGCTTGAAACTTTTAACGCCGCCTTTCGACGCAGAAAGCAGGAAAATTTATCTGGTTATGGATTGTGAGGAGGTGGTTGAAGATGAGCAGTCGCCGTAGTCGTTATCGCGGCATAGGTTTTGGCAACGAACTGAACAATTTAGGCACCACTGAAACATTGCGGCAACTCCGCGAAATGGGCGAACACGTTGTAG